CCAGCCGAGTACATGGGGTACACGGTCACAGTCCAAGTGCCAGACACGGCAGTAGCGTCAGCCAGAGCAACAAACTGATACAGCGAACCAGTGGACTCGCGGGTCTGTGGGTTGACGGCGTAGCAATCAGCCACGGTGAACACGTCACCGGCTTTGATTGTAGTCGTCACAGAACCTTGTTCCAGCAGAATGGTTGAAGCGCCTTCGCTGGTCACGCCTGGTGTTTTCACCAGTGTGGAAGCGGAAGCATCACGCGAACCAGTGGTGTGCTGTTTGATCGACTGAGACATATTGATCTCGTCAAAACCCAGCACGCCGGTGCCCATCATGCCGTTGCGAAACTGCTTGGAGATAGTGTCGGTCGGATTGAACAGACCTTTCATACCTTCAACCAGACCAGCGTTGGCGGCGGGGTTTACGGTGGCGTAACGTGGCGACATCACGGCAGCGTTTTCGTTCAGCTTCTGTTGAGCGGCAAGCAGCACAGCAGAGGTAGAAGGAACGGTGCCAGGGGTGCCGACGCTGTTACCGATGTATTTGTACGCATTGGCAACGTCAGCATCAATGCTGGAGGCCAACTGAGAAATACGCGGCTTCAGCACACGTTCTGCGAAGTCGTCCAATTGCATGGTCAGTTCAGCGGATGTGAAGTTGACGCCGATGTGCTTTTGGTTAGCGACCGACAGGGTGGTGAACTGCTCGTTGTCGTCCTGAACTTGCAGGGCGGCACCGTCAGTGACCAGAGCGCGGTCAGGCAAACGGATACGCAGTGTGGAACCAATCTTGGCACCTTCAACAGCGAAGCTGTCGTCGTACTGGCGATTGACGTTGCGGGTAAGGACCAAGTTGTTTTCGAGAATCTCAAGCGCTTTGCGCGTGATCATGTCGATTGTAAGGATCGAGTTTGACATTTAAATTTCCTAAAAAAAGTTAGCGGATACGTTGCGATTCTAGCTTCTTCATCTGGCGTGCCCTATCAGCTTCAATCCACTGGCTGGCCGTCATGGTCTTGATAGACCGTGGGTCAGTAGTGTCAAGCGCTGGCGAACCGGAGGTTCTGGCAGTAACAGGTGAAATCGGCGCGGGCGCAGACGTTGTTCTTTTGACTGGAGGTTCTGCGGCCAATTTGGCCTCAATCTTTCCAATCTCTTTTGCCTGACCGAGTGGCGTCATGCGTGAGATGCGTTCCGCGTCTTTGGGGTTGGAGCCGAGATAGTAAGCTAGCTCAGGGCCAATTTCCGAAGACTGGATCGTTTCGGCCATCACGTTTGTAATCGGCAGCTTGGGGTTGTATGCGACTTGTTCAAAGTCATCATATTTAGTCCGCGCTTCTTCTTCCAAATCTTGATAGCTTTCGAGAATAGCAGAGTGCTGCTTAGCTGCTTCACGCTTGGCGATCAGTTCTTCTGCCTTCTGATACGCCAATGCGTCTGCATAGGCTTCAGTAGACTCAAACTGGTCAGCGGTGGCAGTTGGTGCGGCCCTCAACGTCTGTTGTTCAGACTGACGCTGCGCTTGATCTCGTTCCCATTTACGTTGCTCTCTTGCGAGGCGTTTGCCAATTGCTGCGTCAAGTTCCTCTTGCGAGAATGTCTTGGCTGCTGCTTCTGGCGTTTCCGGCGTTTGAACTTCAGCTTCAGGTGCAGCCGTTGCTTCCTGTTCTGGCACGGGTAGTGACTCCGCTGGTACTTCTTCTAACATTTAAATGAACCTTTCGATTCCTCGGTGTGCCGCGCCGATACGGTTTTCTTTATCTTACAGCAAAATAATCAATGCTGGTTTTATTTTAAACGCCGAGATTACCTGCTGCAATAAATGTGTCGGCGACAGGTGCAATTAAGCTGATTACGGCATATTGGCCCATTGTGCTGAACAGACTGCTGTAGGACACCAATGTCTGGCCGCCAGCAGCCACAGTGACCTTGCCTGCGCCGCCTTGGATAATCGTGCAGTTAAAACCAGCGCCCAGGCTCGCTGCGCAAGTGATAGTCACAGCCGAGCCGCTGGTGCAATAAATGATTTGAGCATTGTCAGTGGCCGAAAGCGTGCGTGTAGTGCCCGCCTCAGTAATGATCATGCCCGTCATAAGCTGGCTAACGCTGACCTTTTGAGTGGAACTGCTTTTGACAACCGGCAAAACTTCAACTCCGGTAAGGGGCGGCGTAATTGCGGTTAGTTGGGAAATTTTTAAGTCGGCCATGGTAAATCCTTATTTAGAAAATGCTTGTATTTCGGCGTTTGTTAATCTTTGCGGCCAATAACGCAAATTTTGCAAATGCCCATTAAGGTAATTAGTGCCATCGTTGCCCAAACGCGCTTGCGTGACTGTTGGCAATGTGCCAGAAGCTGATGTAACTGCCGCCGCGCCGTTGATGGCTGTTGCAAAACTAGATTCTTTCCAAGCGCCGCCAAGTTTGTAAACCGTGTTGGCTGTGATTGTGCCGGCGTCCAATGTGGCTTGTGGGCTGCCGCCATCAACAACAAACAACTGAGGGTCTGCTGCAACGCCGCGCAAGGCAATGGATTCATTGGCCGTGTTGTCATCAAGTTGAATTGCAGGGCGGGTATTGCTGATTGTGCTTGGAAGTGCTTGAATGACAGCAGCACCTTCGCTAGCGTTATACCAGTCGCTAAAGTTTGCCCCTGTCATTGTGGCTACATCAGCGTTGCGTGTGACTGCTGCTGCGACTGTAGGGATGTAGCTGGTGGCAAACGCGCCTGCTTCTAGTTGCGCGCCCCAGACAAAAATTCCAGATGAAGCGTTGCCAGGAAAAGATGTTGTAGAACCATTTGCCGCTTGAATACGAAATATAGAAGTTGCTGTTGCAGTTGCTGTTGCAGAAACTTGGCATCTATACCAACCATTTCCAACGCTTGTAATTGAAAATGATACTAATGTGCCACCGTCTGAAGCAACAGTTCCACTTCCTGTCAAAGTAAAAAATGCACCGCCGCCAGCAAACGTACTGGCATCTGTATTAAAACCAACATATATTTGACTGTATTCAGCGGCTTTTGCATAAATTGTTTGAGTGTAAGAGGTTCCTGACGTTACTGGTATATCTTGCCGAAGAAAATGGTTACTGTTATCTACGCTAGGAATAAATTTATCCCCTGTAAGCGTGTTGTCCGGCGCTGTCGCAACATTGCTTGTTACTGTAGCCCTTATTTTTGTCCATCCGGCGTCAGCAAAATCATTGCTTCTAATATACAGATTAGTTCTTGACTCCTCAATTAACAATCCTTTGCAAACAAGTGTCAAAGGATTGTAATCAAAGCGTGGCAAATCAGCGTTAATTGGTACAACATAGCCGCTAGAGTTTGTAACTGTCGCGGTATTTCCTGACCGAGTAAACGTAACGCGAGAATCAAGACTTGCTGTCGTAAAATCCAACGCCACTTTAGGCAACACTCTTTCTGTGGCGGTTAACGCAAATGATGGGGTTATCATTCTATGTAACTTCCTGTAAAATAATTAGCATTTCCATCGTTAACTAAAACAAAATTACCAGCGCCAGATATACGCTCAATAGTAATTTGAGTAGTCTGCCCCGCAGTTAATTCAAGTTCTCCAGAAAACCCAATTGATCCAATTGTTGCAGGCATAATGTATCTTTGCGAAAATGCACTAGTAGTTGTTTTAATAACAATCAGCCATTCATTACCAGCCGTTCCGGTAGCATCATGCAGCAAAGAAAAGGTAAACCCATATTTAGCAGAAACTGGAGCGGTAAATGTATCTGAACTAAAGTTACCTCCTTTATCGTATTGTTCTGTTGCAAACACAACCGCAATTGGTGTTGCGCTGTTAAAGGTTTGTGACGACGCAATCCTGGCTAAAAAGGCTGGTTTTGTGCTAGATAAAGACGGTTTATCCCAAGCATTTCCTGTTTGCCAAATAGAAGTGCCAGAAATAACATCAGAGGTAGTAAAGCCAGTAGAAAATGATCTATTCGCGGTAAATGTTGCAGAACCTGTTGTTGCGTTAACACATCTCAAACAACTTATGAAAGTTGCGCCAGTTATTTGAAGTGTATTAAGTGAACCGCTTACACCGTATGAATACGCGGATGCGTTTTGACCCGTAAATATGCCACCTGTTATTTGCGCGTTTGTTGAGTTTCCAGACGCATTAACAGCAGAATAAACCCCCGATGATTTAAATGCGGCCCACGAACGATAATTATTATCGCCAAGAATTAAAGACCTTTGTGGAATGTTGCCGCTTACAAATATTAAATCTTCTGTTGAAAGTTGAAAGTTGTTGCCAACAATAGTAATGTGCTCAATTGAAGATTTTTGAGTAGTAATAGATACGCAACGTGCTTGCGCTGCTGTGTCTTGTGAATTAAATGAGTTAAACGTATTTGCCGTAATGTTTCCATCAAAACCTCCCAGCCCCGTAGCATTAACGCCGTAACGCACTTGGTCAAATTTGTTTGTCGTTATATTCATAAACTGACAAAGATCAACCGCGCTACACAATACGCCGTTAAGATAACCAAAAAACAAGTTATCTATAATTTCAACGCCGTCACTCCAATCAATAACAATTGCAGATGCGTTTGATCGCATGTACCCGCGAGAGCCGCCTTCAGTTGCAGCAAGCCAAAAACCAAACGTAAAGTTGTTGCGCTCAATTCTAATGTGTTCAAGGTTTCGGCTGATGTAAATGCCGCGATTTAACGCGCAAATGTAATTGTCATAAATATTGACATGGCCTACGTTGCCGCTTGTGCCATCATTTATATCTAAAAAACGATATGCGTTAAAAATTACGTTGTTACTAATTTCAACAAATTGAACTGCGCCGTTTGTGTAATCAAACGCTAATGTTGCAGGATATACGACAGGCGTTGCGCTATTTGGCTGATTAGGGTAATAAAAATTTAACCCAATAATGTTTGTCCCTCTGCGAATTTTAAAAAGTGTATTAGTTGTTCCTGTAATTAAAATTACTGACCCAGCATTTACGGATGCGCTGCTACCATCAAGTACGTTTTCACCTTGTAAACATACTTCTTCAAGCGTAATGCTTCCTGCATCGGTATTAATTAAATATTGTCCCGCAGGAATTAAAAGTGTTTTTCCTCTTGCTGCGGAAACGGCCGCTGCAAAAGCGGCATAGTCGTCTGTTACGCCATCACCAACTGCGCCGAAATCATTGACGCTGACAGTCTCTTGCAATTTAGCTTGAACAGTTGTGACCATTGCGCCTGGCGTAGCCAAATATCCACCGCCTGGATAACCCCCTGCCGTAACGCCATCGTGAGATATGAGACTACCATCATCGGTGTTGTAGGTTAGCTCACCAACAGCACCAGTAAAGGCGTTGTTTTGTGCAGTGGTTCCCCTGCGGAGTTGTAGTTGTCCACTCATACCAGTACCCCTAAATCGTATGCAAAAGTTATGTTTGGATCGCTTACCAATCCAAAATCTATGGGAAACGTAAATATCTCTGGCGTAACCGTAGCGCCTTCAGACATGCCAGTATCGGGGTAGATAACTACCCGACCCCACACTTGAGTCATGTTACTTAGCATTATGGTGCAATCAAGCCTAAATTAACTAACGCAGCGTGAATGCCTGCGGCGGTCACAGCAACGCCCGTTTGTCTTGCTGTTGAAGCTGCCCCGTAAAACCCAAGCAAATTTGTTGACGCGGCAATGTTAACTACACCCGTAGTTTTTGCAATAACAGACACGCCAGCAGCGGCTTCGCCTTCAACAGTGTAAGCAACCAACTGACCTGCTGCGTTGCCGTAAGTGACTGGATAGTTGACGGCTTCTGAAACGGTAACTTGACGGGTTTGCTCAAACGCTGTGCCGCCTGGAGTGCCATTGAAAAGCGTTGGAAGTCCACCCGCATATGGGTTCAAAAGCGGCACAGAACCAAAACGAACGGTGTTTGTTGCGGCAACTGTAATAGCGCCGCAAACAGTGCCCCGACTGTATTGGGTAAAAATGCCGCTGCCAATCCACAACGTGTTGTTTGTCCCAGCAACGCGCACGGCATGGCTTTCTGCCAGCGTGTCGTACAAGTTGCTAACTTGCACCAAATGGTTTGAGCCAGAAGCAATGTCAATTGAGCAAGAACCTGGCAATGCGTTAGCCGGCGATGCCGGTGGCCATGCTTGCCCAAGATGGAACATATTTGACACCTGCAAATGCACAGGTTGGGCCGAATCTACAACAATTGCGCGGTTAGAAAAATCGGAATACAGGCCGTTAATAATGATAACTTTTGAAGTTCCGTATGCGCTTTCATCGACAAAAATGCTGGTTTGAACCGCAAACGTAAAAATGCGATCCATCCACAAACCATCAACGCGATAAAGCGTAATTTCAACGCAATTGGCTTGTTGCCATTGCAACACTGAATCAGCTTCGCTCCAGTACGTCCAAGCGTGAAGGCCATCAAATTTGCCAATGTCGTACACGCGGTCAAAAGAAAATCCACGGTAGAAAAACTGGCCGGTTATGTTTTCATATTGAAGGCGTGCAGCGTAATCTGTTAAAACACCTTGATAAACGCCGTGGAAATGAACACGGTTAAGAAGCAAAGTTCCCTGAGTGTTTTCAACGCGGATAACCCAATCGCGCACGGCGGGAACCCATCCCGCACCTGGCGTTGCATGGCCTTCTTCAAAAATGGCAATGTCAAACAGTCCGGCACCTTTATTAAGGTTACCTGAAACTTGAATCAATGGCCCCGTGGTGGACGCATGGATAAGCCATGTTCCTTTGCCCGGTATTGTGAGAGGTCTTGCGTTGCTAAAATCTACGGCACCTTGCCCGATTAATCGAACCATGCCGGAAATGTTAAGCGTGCCTGCAATTCGATAAGTTTTGGCGTCAAAATGCAATTCAATTTGACCGCTGCTAATTTCTTGGACGTAATTGATTGCTGTTTGAATTGCAAGAGTATCGTCAGTTAAGCCATCGCCAACCGCGCCAAAGTCTTCAACGCTAACAATTTCTCTTAGCTTTTCTTGCACATTTGTGGCGACTGCCCCCGTACCCGCAGGAAGATAGCCCACAAACGATGACCCATTTGGCTCTGATAATTCAGCTATTTGACTTGCGGCTGAGGTCAGGTTGTCTACGGTGTAGACCAGCACATCCCCCGAGTTCTTAACAACAAACTTGTACGCATTCTCGCCTAGCCAAATAGACGCTTCGCCATTTGTGTCAAGAATTACGGGGTTTGTGTTTGGGGTGCTACCGTCTGAGGACGTGTATGTGACTTGCGGAAGTGTAGTGCCAGCTTCATAAGTAAAAACTTTTCCTGCAACCAACGGCCCTCCCGCACTATTGAGGAATTGCTGTTTAGCATTTGGTGAAAAAGAAGGCATTTTTACTCCAGCAGAATCAGACCGCCGTCCTCTTGAACGAGGTTGTCGCCGATCTCAGTTAATAGGTTGCTCTGCACGGTAGCAGTGGCATACCCCGACAAGAACGAAATAATGTTGCCAATGCCTATGGCAACACCATTGCGAATAGGGATGCCAAAGTAGCTCATTGCGAGTTAATGGGTTTGCAGTAGATCGTGCCGCCCGTGGACACTTGGATTGCGCTGACGCGCCACTGACCACCAGCACCAGCAGGCACTTTAAACGGAATAGGCGTAAACGGAGGCACTGGCGTGCTAGCGGTCGTTGCCACGGCACCCTCGCCTACTTCAATGTAGCAAGACTGGTCAGACCAGACAACGACGCCTTGCGGGCCAGCGGCCCAAGTGCCGGTGTTGCCAGCAGTGCCCGTGTAGGTAACTGATTTGGCAGGAAAGTCCGCTTTGGACAGGGGGTTGAGTAGTTCCATATCAGCTCCTTAAGCGAGGAATTTTAACTTGTAAAGCGTGCTGAGATACAGCCCGATGATTTCATCAATGATATTTTGAATCGGGGTATCGGTCTTATCGCACACTTCATACCGGCAACCCTCAAGCTCAGTCATTGAATCCTGCAAAAATTCAATGATGTTGTTGGTTTTTTTGGCGCTCATCAGACCGATTGGCCCAATTAGACCATGCCTGCCTTGATATGCCTCGGAAAATTTGTCGGCCAATTCTACGATTTCATCGTAAAAAGATTGCAAGGCAGAATGCTTGGCAAAGCTGCGGGTGTTTAGATGCACTGAATGGGCCACATCACGGGCCAAAAACAGGGTGCCTACGAATTCAGCGGGTTTCATTGTGCCATTCCTTCCATTGGGGGCTGTTCAGCTTCCAAGCCTTGCGCTTCGCGCATTTCAGGGATGCCGCCGATTTGGTCATTTGACTCCATCGCAGCAGCAACCACGCCCATGGCGATGTCCTGAATCTGCTGCTCGGTCATACCGGCCTGCACCGCGCTGATGCGCTGTGTTTCGGCTTGATATGCCTTGATCTCGGCTTCATAATCTTTGCGCTTCATGTCCTGCATCTCGATGGACTTACCGACGTTGGTAAGCATCTGGTGCATCTGCTCCATCTCTTGGCCCATCGCTTCCATTTGCTGCTGCGCGGCTTGCAGTTCTGGATTGTCTTCACTGTCGCTCATCAGCTTTGGATCAATCGTCTTCTTGAACCGCTTCGCCATCTCTTGAGCGCCAGGCCAGTCCATGTTCTTGACAAACAGATCGCCAGCCACTGCCCACAGTTGCGGGTTGCCTTGGAGCAATTGGGCCATAGCTTCCAACGCCTCTTGGCGTTTGGTTGCATAACCTGGGCCAGTCGTTGCCACCACATCGTACTTGCCGACGCTTGGGTTGTAGATTTTTTCAAGCACAATGCCTTGCTCGTCAACAATCTTGTTGACCGGCTCGGCTTGATCAGGATTAATCTTGATCATTGAAGTCTCACCATCTTCACCGATGATGCGTGCGATGCGCTGAGTGTCGTAAATCTTGGGAATCAAATCGACCAATTGGCGGGCCACATGCCGAACGCCACGGGCCAAGTTGTCACCGTAATGGTAGGTGCCAACATCACCTTCGCGCTGACGCGCAAGAATGGCTTTTCCTGAGCGCTCGTTGCTGCCCATGCCCAAAGATGCGTTGTATTGGCCTGTAGTGCTCTTGATATCCTCAGAAGCGCCCGCCTTGGCTTGCAGGAGGCCGCTGGAAGCCATCGGCGGCTGTGCCCGCTGGGGTAGTGGCAACGCAGAGCCTTGACCGTCTGTAACGTCTGGATTGACCTCCAGATACGGCCAGTTGGTCGTGTTAGCGGTCTTCCACTTATCTTCATAGCCTTCAAACTGCCCGCCGTAGCCGATAAATGGCGCTTTTGGGGCCAAGGCCAACATCTCGGCCTCTTGCGAAACCCAGTAGTTGTACATGCGCTGGGCATCCTTGGCGTTGCGCACCAAGCCCGACACATACAGACGGCCATCAACCTCAAACTCATTGCCAACAATGCGGATCACCGGAATCCACTTGCCCGCCCAGTCGCGTTCTTCAAGGATTTCGTAGCCGTTGATCTTGCAGTACTTGACCTTTTGGCGGTCGGACTCACGGCTGCGCTTGGGCTTGCCGTAGATGGCTTTTAGCTGCTTGTCTTCAGGGCTACCCTCAAAAGCGGTGATGTTGCCTGGGTACAGGTTCAGCGTTGCGCGGTCATAGTCAATGTAGTAGTAATCGGCAATCCGAATCGTGTCTTCGTTCAGCCAGTTACTGATCGATTGATCGCCCACGCCCAAAGATTGCAGCGTTGTGATGGGTGATGCGTCCGGATACATCCGAGTGTATTCAGCTTTGGTCAGGTCTTCAGTGATGAAGCACCACTTGGCGTCCGCGCCAGTCGGGTCTTGGATTGTCGGGTCCATGTAGACCGAAAACGAGTTCCGCACGCGACCGATCTTAATATCTTGGTCGAACGTGTTGTCGTCACAGTACTCGGTCAGCAGGCGCAAATAGCCTTCGCCGTAAGACACTTGATTTTCGCAGGCCGTGTCGTAAGCCACATCAGCGTCCGACAGGTACTCGATGTGCCGAATCATGCCGTTGAAGATTTCGGCGACTTGAACGTCAGCCTTATCGTCCACGGGGATGACTTTGGCACCTGGCCGGTTCTGCCGCTGATCGTTGGTGACCTGACGCACATGCTGCGGCAGCTTGTTGATCGTCAGGCATGGCCGAGCGTTGATGGTTTGGCCCTGCACCGCGCCGCGAGTCGCCAGCACATCGGAGGGCCACTGCCAATGGTTGTCTGGGCTGCCGGCGTAAAACTTCAGGTCGTCAATTTCGTCTTCACGCGATTCAGACAGGGCTGACACAGCCAAGTCAAGACGGGCGCGGGCGGTAGCCAGCACGCTGGCGTTGGTTTTGTCTTTAGCCGAACCACCAACAGCCACGGCTGCGGCGGCGACAATGCCTGTTGGGTCTGCCATTATTTTTTCTTCGCGGGTTTAGCGGCTTCGCGCTTGACGGAATAGGCAATTGCCAGGGCTTGCTTCACAGGCTTGCCAGCAGCCACTTCAGCCTTGACGTTTTTACGAAAAGCTTCGGGTGATTTTGATTTAACAAGTGGCATGATCAGCTCCCCATCCATGAAGTGGTAGTCGGAGTGTCTGAATACATCCGACGGGTGGTTGTACGCACATTGTACTCGCCCCGATGCGCCACGGGAAAGGCAAACGTGACGCAAATAGCGTCCGCAGCGTCCGGTGAGGCCAAACCACGCGATTTCATGTCTTTTTTGGACTCCAAAAAGA